TCCTCGAAGCTATTGACATTATTTCCAGCGGTGAGGGTTTCCGCCAATTTTGCCTGCTCATCTCGCGTCCGCGAAATAATTTCAGAAATAAAGTCTCTCATACTAACAATAATACAAACATTTAGGGCAAGGCGCCCTAAATGGTATTAATAGAAGTTACCGCCGCCGATGTCTTTGAGGTTCTTGTCTGGTCCAACTTTAGATGAACGAGCAGGTTTACCTTTTACGGCGTTGTTAGGACGCTTGGAACCAGAAGCTCCTTTGTCTAGTTTTTTGTCACCGGGACCGCCGCCTGAGGACAGTTTGCCAGTTTCTTGGTATGTTTGACGAAAGCCTTGTTGATTGTTATCGGCCATTATATTGCTCCTTGTGGGGGTGTTATTGGTTGTGTTGCTGCTTGCTGCTCTAATGTTTGCTGGTGTGACTGGTTAGCTTGTTGCAATGCTGCAGCGTGCTCTAATCCAGTTTGTTCCTGCTGTTGTTGAGCAGCAATTTGTTTTTGAACTGCTTGTGCCTGTTCTTCAAATTGACGCTTCTCAATTTCTAAACCGTGTTGTCTTAACTCTTGCTGAGCCGCTTGTGATGCTTCCATGGCTGTTAAGTTTTGCTCGTGAGCCATAGCTAACTGATCTTGACTTAACTGTGCATCGGCTTGGATAGTAGCCACGCGCTCGCGTGAGGCGTTGTTAATATCTGCCATAGCAATCTGAGTTGCGTTACGGTTTTGATCAACCACGGTCTGGGTGTGGTACTTAGTCTGCAGTTCGGCAACCTTCTGTTGCAACTCTGCAATCTTAAGCTCGTAATCTTGCTTGTCCTTAGAGGCAGCTTGCTGTAACTTAGCTTGGGACTCTGCAGCCTTACGCTCTGTCTCAGCCATCTGAGTCTTGAGGATAACCTGAGCCGTTGGGTCGTTAGCTGCAATGTTCTGCTGCTGTGCCTGTTGAGCTTGTTGAACTTTTTGTGCAAGCGCTTGGATCTGTTGGATGTACTGGCCAAGTGATTGCTGTGCATCTTCGCTAACCATCTGTGACGCCAGTGCAAGGGCTTGTTGGGACTCCAGATCCAATGGTTTCTCTTGATGAAGTTCCAGTGTATCGCGGCCGCCTGATGCCTCTGCCACATACGAGCGCATAGATTGCAGGTAGTGCAACGTTAAGTGTTGCTTGATGTGCTCTAAAGCATGAGGAGAAAAAGCAGGCCCAATAACAGGGTTGCCGCCATAAGCTGGATCATTTGCATAGGCTAAGTGAATCTTAATGTGGGCAAGGTGGTCTTGGTCTGGGTAAGCTGCAGCTGGACGGCCCATAGTCATGGAAACGTTTTCTAGCGCAGGGTTAGACTCTTTAGCACCCATTGGGTTTGGTAACACCTCGTCAATTGACGGGATCTTTAACTGACCTAATACGCGGCGGTATACAGCACGCACGTCAAACATGCCCGGAGGCGCGCTTGTAGCCATCTGTAAGAGGGCTTGGTTCTGTGCAACACGCTGTGTCTCAGAGAAAATGTTAGGGTCTGAAACAGGACGTACGTCGTTGTTTGAAGCAAAGTCACGTACTTGAACTTCAGTGCCGGACTGGTTGTCCATGTCCTGCAAGTACCAGTGGTTTAAGCGAGATACAATTGCTAATGACTTAGCTTGGCTGCGATGTAAACGACCGTGAATTGCTGAGAATACTTTTGCACCCTGTTCGATCAGCGCTTGGGCTGTTCCAACTGGCATGTTGTTGTTTGCTTCGCCAATCTTCTCTTCGGCTGTAGAGACTACACCCTTAGCTGCATCTGTTAACCAACCTAGGAGGTTGTATAGAACGGAAGATGGTTGGTTGAACGGCATTGGCATTGCCAACTTACGTACGTCGTCAACGCCCGGTGCGCCTTCAATCTCAACTACCTGTGTGGGTTCGATTCGGTCTGACTGCCCACCAATTCGTCCACCTTTAAGTTTAAGAAGTGTCTGGCTGTTGTTGATATGAGCAGCGTCAAGCAGAGCACGCAAAGAACCGGTAAGAGCAGCAGCAAGGCCACCAATGAGGTGAGGTAATCCAATAGCGTAAGCTCCACGCCAAGGAATGAATTTAAACTCGACATACCAGTCGAGCTTCGTGAGCTTCTCATCGTTGCATTCCCAGTTACGATACAGACCAACAACCTTAGAGGTTGTCTCGTCGATTGTTAAAATGTATGGTGCGCGTTTGCCTTCGGTAACGTCGTCGTCATCGAGGCGGATAAAGCAGGTGATCTCATAAACGCGACGTAATCCGTCAACGTTCTTAGATGGGTTCTGCTTACCTTCAATCTTGTCGTTAGCTTCTTGCGAACGTGTCTGTTCTGTAAGCGGTGCGTCAGAACTGTAGGTGGAATCAATATCTCTGTAGATACCAGCTTCAACACGCTGCAAGAATGTGTCTTCTGTAATGTCCTGTACTTCAGTTACACGTGGTGACGTGTAGAAGTTTGTAGAGGCATACGGTAATAGGATGTTGTCAATCGCTACCCATTCGCAGGTAGGACGACGTTGCTCGGTATCAAAACGCCACTTAAGGAATTGTGAACCGCCGAGAGGTAGTTGGGTCAGCAACTGTTCCATCTCGTCTCGGTATTCTGGTACTTGCTCAGTTAACTGCCAGTTAAGGAACTCAACCTTACGGTTGGCTGTCTCTTCTTTAATGCGGTCAGCTTCACCCTTAACATTGGATTTAACAATGCCGTCAGGTGGAAGTAATTCTTTGGATGAGGAAGCGGCAAAGTCGACGCATGCCTCAGCCATAATTGGGTGTACTACTTTAGAGGCGCCATCAAACGTGGCACCACCGGGCGCGTCCTTGCCTAAGCCAGTACGGCGCAAACCTTCTTCGTACTGCTTGTCACGTTGCTCACGTGATTGTTTATCTACGTCGATAAGGTCTAAGTACTCAAACGCCAACGCGTCCAGTGTAGACTCATCTAACTCTTCCGCCAAGTTGGCGTAGAACTCTGGGTTTTGGTTTGGTGATTCTTTTGGCTTAAAGTTTACAACTACTGAGCCATCTTCTAATTCAATTACTTCTTCTTCAACGTCGCCGGGTTCTAGTCCGAGGGCTTCCTCGTACATGTCCATCTCGGCATCTTGCATCTGAGCTTCTTCAATATTCTGCTCCGTCTCGAGGCCGGGAAGATTAGAACCAACTTGAATCGGTAATTGTGGATTTGCCATAAATTAGAGTTTGCTTGTTTTCTTAGTCAACAGAGATTGTCTGCCAAGGGTTGGTTCTTTTTCGTAGGGGAAAGGCAGTACCTCAGGCACAGGGCCCGGTGTTCTGTCTTGTGGTGCAGCCATCATAGATAATGGTGCACGTCCGTGGTTTTGTAATCTGGAGTTCTTCATAAACTCGTCATACAAACGTTTTAATTCTTTTTCTTCTTCAAAGCGTCGGTTGCCTTCTAACGTAGCATCACCAACCTCTGGGGAGTAGCCTGCCAGTGAGATACCCGCTGTTAGTGGGTTCCATGGGGCAAACGCTGAGTATCCTGCCGCTGCTGCTTTTACTGCAGCTGGTCCGTATTTTTCTTTTTTAATATCACGACCAATATCTTTTAACTCTTCACCCATGCCCGGTAGGCTCATCGCGGCTTGTGATCCAACGTTCTGAACTAGCCCAGCGCCAGCATAGTGGGGAATACTTCCACCCTGTGCATAATGTGCTGGCAAGTGACCGCTGGCAACCAAATACGCCAACATGTCCTGAGGAGACATATTAGGCTGACCTCCGCCGGCAAGGTGCGGCATAACGCCAGCTTCTTGCATTAGAAGTTGTTTTGGGGTGTTTAGCATGCCGGGAGACGCTGGAGTCATGCCCGCATCTTCCATTAGCTTTTGTTGGGGAGTTTTTAAAAGATCCATTCTAATTACAATAATGCAAGAATGTGCTCTAATCCGCCCCTATTGGCTGTACGGGTTGTTAAACTTCTTCTTGTAGTCGTCGTCTGCATAATCGTAGTCCCTTGCAGGCAACGGATCTAATTGCAGCCATCCAGAGTCTCTGAGAACGCGTAGGGCCTGTGATAGGGAATCCACGTAGTCATCATGCCCGCCCATCTCTGGGAACGAACACACCTGCCTTAGAAAGCGTTTAGCCCAGTCTGCAAATTCGCCCTTAAGTTTGGTGTCCTCTGGAATAAATACCTTACCCTTGGCAACTAAGGGTGCCACGATGTTTACACGCTGCACCTTATCGGCACGTCCGGGGTTGTATCCACGTACAGGCACACCGGCACCTTGGAGCTCTTGGATAAGTGAGATACCGGCAGATTTATCTTCCATGAGGATCTGGTCTGCCTTCTTGCCCTTACCAAACTCATTG